ATTTATTTAAGCTGTTCCTTCAGGTTCATTATTTGGTGCAGTAAAGCCGCCTTCCCCTGCAACTTGTGGAGTTCCGACTCCGATGTTGCCACCTCCAGACCCTTGTGTGTCTGAGACATTTGCTCCTGCAGGTACTCCGTTAGAAGGTCCCATGCCACCTTGTTGTGCGTTAGGGCCTTGAGTTTGTTGATTTCCATTTGCTTCTCCCATTAACTTCATAAACAATGCAGCCTGTTCTGGGTCATTAACCACTTGGTCTGGGTCTACATCTAAAGATTTTGCAATCTCTCTAATAATACTGTGCCATTTTACAAAAGGTGCTAAGAATTGATTTGATGCTACTTGCATAAATGTCATCAATCTTTGTGACCTTACTTCCTTCATCATTAAAGAAGATGTTCCTCTTGCTTTAACATTTAAGTCTCCTTGTATATCTGGAATGTCATTATTAAATTGCATGTTCCATTGATAAAAAGATTCTCCTAAAGGCTTTAGTAAATAATCATCTATATTTTTAATAACTGTTTTTATATTTAAAGCAGACGCACCCATTAACATTGACATACCTGATGCAGTTCTAGTAGTAGACTGTATACCTGTTTGTCCATGTGAGTAAGATGGTATGCCTGTTGATTCATCAGCTAGTTGTCTAAATCTATCAAACATCTGCATATTTTCAGGAGCAGTATTTGGAAATCTTAATCCATGTATTGCCTGTCCTGTTTGTCCACTTTGTCTTCTAAATATTTTTCCGGGATATACAGACATATCTTGACCCGGTACTAACATAGTTTCATCTACATCAAATACTAAGTTACCTGCTAATGCTAAATTATCAATAGCCATTCTTGCATGACCATTCATAATAGTCTGTGCATCATCCATATTTTCTGGAATACCTACACCAAAAAATTGATAGGGATTAATTTCATAAGGAGAAATCATAAAAGGTATTCTTGCAGGAGTAAATGGATTTAATACTAATCTTAGTATATGACCATTACATACCCATGCATTAATTTGTACTTCGTCTAAATCAGATTTAAAGTCATCAGGTATATCTAATCCTGCTTCTTCTACAAGTGCTTTATCCATAACACCCCAGAACTCTAAAACTTCATATCTGTTTTTATTAAATTCTTCTTGGTTTTCTCTATCATATAAAGCTGTTTCATAGCTTCTTGTTTCATAGTTAGAACCCATTGCTAGACAATCTTTAATAGCAGTTTCTCTAAAGAAAGGTCTATTAACTAAGTCTCTCATTTGTGAACGATTATAGACATGTCTTTGAATAACATAATCTGCATCTTCAATTTGTACAGCATCAGGGTCAGGGTAAAAATCCCAACAAGATACTGCTTCGATTCTTGGTACTAGTTTATTTTCAGGTTGGTATTCTCTTACACCTTCATCATTTAAAACCCACTTATGGTCTGCTTGTTCATAGTTAAAAGGTCCTTTAAGTATACCTGTACCAAGTAAACACATTTCAAATAAAACATGTCTCATTACAGATACAGCATGAGATTCTTCTAACTGGTCATGGATTAAAGTCTCCATGTTTTTAGCAGCTTCATTTGCAGGTTCTATCTGTGGCATAGTTTTTAAATCAGGGGCTGCCCCTTCTTCTAAACCTACCTTACCATACTTTTCAGATAAACCATTTAATATTTCGTCAGCAGTAGCACCCGGAGATATTTCTCTTCCATCTCCTTCAAAACCATAGATGTCTTCCATCCTTTCATCTTGTTGTTTAAGATTATCTGGTTTTAAATGTGCATATTTAGCTACCCCTGAAGGGTCTTGCGTTGGTTGTATTCCAACAGGAAACTTACCTTGTGAAAATAAAACTTCAATAAGTTGTCCATAAGAAGCTAATACTTTAGTCTTTGTTACCTTAACAAATACTTTAGACTTCTCTGAATCACGAAAAGCCATATCAGAACCATAGATTCCTCTATAATTTCTGTACGACCTTAACCATCTTTTCTCATCATAAAGACGAGCCTGTTCTGCTTCTTTAAGTTTAGATTCAATAGTAAGTCCTAAATTGCTAAAGGCTTCATCTTTTGAATCATCTAAAGATTTTACTTCATCAGTTTCAGCTAAACCACTACTACCTATATTATTGTGTGGCATTTATATCCTTAGTAATCTCTTTCTTCAGCTAAACTAAAAACTTTTGAATCAACAGTATTTTTTGCTTTTCTACCTGCGTTAACATCTGTCTCGCTGTAGTCATCAGCAGGAAGACCTGTTGCAGATTTTTTAACATTGATTTTACCATCTTTTGTTTTAGCACCACTTCTGCCAAACTCTTCTGATGGTAGTTCACCTTGTTTGTATTGTTTCATTATTGTCATGTTTGTTCTCCTATGTTGTCGTCTATTCGCATTTAACTGCAAATTTTTTTGTGTTATGTCTTATCCAATCTTTTATTTCTGAATGGCATAAAACTTCTGTTATAAAGTTTCCAAAAGAATTAACTATTGTTTCTTCTTCTTTATCTTTTAAGTTATATTGATAATAACCTACATGTAATAATTCATGAACTACTACATTAACTGCATCTGGCCCACCTGCATCTATCATTTCTTTATCTAGATATATTTTGTAAGGGGGTTTAACTATAAAAGTACCTTGTGCTTCTGATACTTCATACATTAATTCATGGGGTACACAAACTAACTGTACTGTAAAAGGTCCTAGTGTTACATACTTTGGTAATTTCATTAATACCCAAACACACTATCTGCAGGTTTTTGTTCTTTAGTTTCATTAACCTTATCCATAAAATCTTGTTTAATAGGATGTATTGGTCTACTCATACAACCATATCGAAGTGCATCATAAGCATGGTCTTCTGCATGTGTGTTAACATCTTCAGGATTATTTTTATCTACAGGTAACATAGGTAATGTTCTAATTAAATTTACACAGTTATCTAAAATAAATAATGAAGGATATCCTGTATCTTCATCTGGTCTTAATCTTTTATGTAGTTCTAGTTTACCTGCTATTCTACTTCTAGGACTTCTATCTGATGGTCTCCATCGACATCCTTCTAGTATCATAGTTTCTGCAATACTTGGTCCTATATCACCTCGTCTTGCCCAAGTAGAACTATCTAGTACTCCGTATCTAATATACTCACCTTGTTCTGCTTCTAAAACTTTTCTAGCAAATAAATCTGCTGTAACTCTTTGTGTATATAATTCTCTATAAACAAATATATTATTATCAAAATCTACAGCTAACCATAAACAACATGCAGGTGAACTATAACCCCAGTCACATGTTCTAAATCTCATCCAGTTTCTTGGAATGTCAAAAGGTTTAATAACATGTATGTCTTTACTAAACTCTGGGAAAGAAGAATCTTCATATGCTTCCCAGTTACCTTCTAAAAATTGTTTTCTTTGTACTTCAGGTAGTGATGCTAACATTGCGTAGTAATCATCTGTCTGCATAAGATAAGGATTGTCTTGTAACTTAGCAGGAATAAATCTTCTAGATATTTTCTTAACACCTTTAGGAGTTTTTATTTCTATATCAAATTTTGTATTAGGTACTGCAGGGTCAACAAACATATTCTTAACCCATAATGAACCTACGTTTCCCGGATTACCTGTGGCTCTCATATAGACAGGAATCTCTGGGTCTACACTTCTAAGGGATGACCTAAGAAAATTATAAATATCTTCATTAGCATACTGTGGTAATTCATCTATACCAATCCAAGTATAAGATTGTCCTTGGTATCTTAGTACGTCTGTTAAGTTTTCTGCATAACCAAATTCTATTCTAGCACCTGAAGGAAACTTCCATTCTTTTTCTTGTTCTCTCCATTTAGCACCGGGGTATGCTTTAGGATAAAGTTGTTGAGAATGATTTATTAAGTCTCTTAACTCTGGCATTGTTCTTCTTATAATCAATGCTCTATGTTTTTGTTTAGTACAATAACGTAAAGGGTCTGCTAGTAGTGCAAAAGATTTACCACCACCTCTTGCTCCTCCATAAAAAACTTCTCTTTCACTTGCTGCTAAGAATTGTGTTTGTGGTCCTTCATTAGCTTCAAAAATAACTTCTCTATCTTTAATAGCATCTCGAATATTAGGAGTAGCTTCGTCAATCTTATCTTGTTCAATAACTTGTTGTTTACCTTCAAGTACATCATCTATATCTTTTAATTTACTTTTTGTAGACCAATAACTACTTTGTGCTTTTTCTAATGCTTCTTTTTTTTCACGTAATACATCTTGTGCAGATTTTCTGGCTTTCTTTTCTTTGATAGATAAAGGAGCATTAAGATTCTTTACTCTTCTTCTACCTGCCTTTTTTGGTTTTGGTTCGTCTACCAACCTTTATGTATTACCCTTTTTAGCACTTCTCTTAAACCCATACCTGTCAGCTTTCTACCTGTATGATGTGTTAACCATTCTGCAGTTTCTCTGTATGAACAATTATTTTCTATAAACTTTTTTGCTTTTTTAATTAATTCCATATGGTCTTCATTTTGTATTAAAAACTCTGGGTCTTCATCTGATAT